GGACCGGTACCAGGGACGGTCCTTATCGACACCATCGCACATAATTATTTGATTATCGATGAAATTGTTCGCGCAATGGCTGGTGCTACGCCAGTACTATGGTCGAATAAATGGTATTACGTATTATATAACGCAATCATTCATCGGGAATTACCGTGTAAGGATTTGTTTATGATATAGCGCGCCGATACTGTGCGCGAACACCGCCGCCGCCACCGCCGCCACCGCCAATCATACTAAATCTACCACCTCCGCGGCCATTGCCATAAGGCATCGCGTTCGTAAATGTATCTACGATGAAAATAATAAATATGCCTAAAAAGCAATACAATACCAGCTCTTCAATGACGTGGCCGGTCTTTTCCTCCTTCTTTTCTTCCATCATGTGAATGATGTAGTTCAACTTTTCAATAAGCGCCGCATTTGTTCCAGACATCGCGCCGTTATGTCCGGCGGCGGCGCCTCCTCCCGCGGCCAGCTGATTCGCGAGTGTCTCCGCATACGGCACAAATTGTTCATAATATTGAGAAGCGTATGTGCTTGTTTTTGTTCTATCGCCGGTGGCGGTGCCAGTGGCGGTGCCGGTGCCACCGGTTCCTCGAGGGTCAACATTTCGTGTGCTATCCCCGTAAGGTGTCGTGAAGTGAGGCGGTGCCGAAAACCTGCCCGATGTTCCTGCGGTAGTTCCAGGCGGTTCGGTGCCAGCACCAATTCCGGCGCTATCGGCCGCTGGGTTCATTCCTTCCAATAAGGTAGAAGAATAGGACGACGACGGATTTAGGGAATTCATCTGGGTTGTCTTTCGAACCACGCCATTATTGCTAGATACGCTTGTTACATTTGTAGCGTATACACCCATCCCTTGCGCCGGATATGCCGGTAATATCGAATCCGCTGCGTCGTTTTCATCGGGGTCGCTATCTTCCCCGCCTTTTCGATGGATATTTTCGATATAATCCTTGATTTGCTTTATTTTATGCCCGGCTTGCTGTATCATCCCCTGGTTCGTTCCATTTTCGTTGGATACATTACCGTTTGCGGATTGTAATAATCCTCGTTCAGGGCTGTCATTTGCGTTCTGATTACGTGGAATCTTTAGGGTTCTATTACCGTTTCGTCGATTGTATATTTTTCCGTTTCCGTTTCCGTTGTTGTTATTAAGATTTCCACTTTCGGTGTATTCAGAAAAACCTAAAGATGACATATTCTCCTATAAAAAAATGAGATTTTAATTCGAGGCCGAAATGTGAATTATGATAATATATTTATCAGTTAGATATGAAAAATATATTAGTTATGTATATACGACGAAAATGGTGAAAATCAGCAAAGAACTTTCTTTAGGAGTTTTATTGGTTCTGGTGGTTATTATGGTTCTTAAACCAAACCTTCTCGGGTTTTTGTATAATAACATTTTAGGCAAACTGGTGTTTGTTGCTGCGGTTGTGTTTCTTTCATTGAAGCATACTGCGGCTGGCTTGCTCGCGGTTGTGTTTGTCGCAATCGTGGCTACGATGTCCGGTTACCACGGATTCGAGGGTATGGAGGTTCCCAAGGATAAGCCTGTGACAGATGCGCCGCCTGCGACTGCTGAGAAGAAGTGTGAGGGGGACAACTGTGATGTGACAGAGGGTGCCGAGGGCCAAGCCAAGCCCGTTGATGACATCAAGAAGCTCCTCAAGTCCCAGTAAGATCGGGTCACATACGTCACCGATATAATGTTCATATTTCAATCCACATTCGTATATGTGTTGAAATATATCTATGGTAATTATAGTAGTCATTCATACAATATGAATAATAATAATAATCCGGAAAATCGAATCCAATATTATATACAATATCTCTCGTCATGGTTTTATCATAATGTGCTATATACGGAGACGGCGGCCGTCTTATTAAAAATTATAGTTTTTGTTGTTTTACTCTCACTGCTGGTGTATCAGAAATATTATTATTTCGCGGCGGGTGCGGCGGGTGCGGCGCTTGCTTCGGTGTATTTATTTCTCCGGCCGGGTGCGGCGGCGGAGGGCGCGGAGTGGCCTGGCATGATGGACAACGCGGTGCGACGTGTTGACAAGGACGAACTCACCATCGGAGTCCCATTAGTAAAAGAGGGTTTCAGTATCGCGATGCCGAAAATCATCAAGGGGGATGACTCCGGGAAAGATTATCGTCGGTCCAATAAATTCATCGAAGAAGACAGCCGCGATTTTACCGAGAAGTATTTCAACAGTAAAAAATGCGGGATTGGAAGCGGGATTGGCGGGATTACCATGTTCGGGAGTAATGAACTGATTGGCGGTTCACGAACTGCCGAGTTAAGTGGGCTGTATAACTTTGAAGCGTATTATGTCGAGAATGATAGTACTGGTAATTCGGCCACCCGATACAAATATTTCAAGGACTGCGTGTTCGAACCTGTGAAACGGTCGATAGACCCTTTGGCAAAGACGGATTTCCGCAATACGAAGACGACGATATATAATAATGTAAATGACAAAATCATTCATATCAACAAAACACTAGACCGATTTAATATGAATATACTATTTGACACACAGACAAATCCGAGTGCTGATTATAGCCAACGCATTTCACTGTCGAATCGTGATAACAGTGATACAGAACTCCGCGCGCCGTCAAATACAGGAGTGGCGTATACATCACTTATTACCGGCGAAAACAATCGCAAAAAACTAGAGAATATCCAATTGTTATCAAAGTCCGATAACATTACCGATAAAATGTATGCGGAATTGCTTACAACTACAAACAATGACAAAAATATGAGTTCAAACGATCGCCAACGTCAATTGGATGTATATGCGAAAGTGTACGAGATTCGTAAAAAACTGGATAGTATATTTGCGAATATGCGCGCGCAAACAAAGGACGACGCGTCGTTATTGTATACTGTTCGTATCAGTGAATCCGTCGTTCAAGAACTGCGAATGATGTTGAGTTATCTGGCGATCATTCAGCGAACGAATGATGTTATACAGTTTGAGAAGAATGCCGGAACAGCAGATAAGAATGGCATATACAATATGGCACCGACCGGATTACCACCCACTGGCGAACTCGGTGTTATTACAAAGAGTGACAACAAGTTGAGCATATCGGGCGTCAATAATATTTTCAAGATACCAACAGACGACGACACCTATAACAATAACGATGAAAAACGATATGTATACGGTATTACCTATTATTTTGATAAATCAAATAGTAAACCAACCGGCGCAGTATAAATAATATATACTAATATACTAATATACGAAAAAACGAATGAAACTACGAACTATATTTATTTTGGTCGCGATGATGGTCGTGGTATTGGCCACATCTGCGTTCGGTGTATATAAGGATAGCGAAGTCAACGATGAACCAGTGAAACACCATAAAACGGTGACCAAAGCAGCAGCAACAGCAGCAACAGCAGCAGATAATACAATCGTCGGCGCTTCTGGTGCGGGAACATCGCATAAGCACAGTAAATCGCATTTAGACGTATCTGAAAAGGCGGATGGGCCTTATATCAAAGATGGAACGAATACGTATCGCGGGACCGCCAGTGGATATGATCTACAAGGAGACAGTGACACAGAAGACGGAAACGAAAACGATAGCGACAGTGAGAACCAGAGCGAATTTCAAAAGAAATGGAAATACATCTCTACCATGTTTGAAGAGATATTTAGCAAATGGAAGTCGCAGGAAACGATAATGGCGCCTACGGGTATCGAGGAAATAGAAACTGCCGAGGGATTCAGAATCCGCGAGAAATTCAAGAAGGGTGCGCGGCAGGGAATGCGTAAATTGAAAAATGCGTTTCGGGGGCGGTTCTAATCAATCGAAAAATAGAAATCTCTAATGTTATATACAACGATGGCCTCATCAACAAAGAAAAATAGAAGTCGTGGCAGTGGTAAAATAGGTGCGTCGGGAAAGCCGGTACCACCGGGACAAACCGGCGGCGCTCCCGGTTCTATCGCGTCATCACCTATCGTGCCACCCATCACACTCAAATCATTTACAGACCTGTTTTCCGGGAAAACGAACTTCTTCACACTCCAATCACCCGCTAACAATATTATGAATTCACGCGTGCTTACGGTGATGCATAATTTCTTCCATAACCTGAATACCAGCACATTTTTCGCCGGTTTCGTTATGATTATTTTGAATATCGGGTCGCGGTATATTAATTTGGATCTGAATTCATCAACTGAATCCTGGATTAAATATTTGATGAGTAAGGAGGTGCTTGTATTTGCGGTGAGTTGGATGGGTACGCGCAGCATCTATTATGCGCTTGTCATCACTGCGTGCTTCACCATCGTCGCCGACCATTTTATGAATGTGGATAGTAAGTATTGTGTGATTCCTTCCAAATTTAGAGATTTACATAAGATGACCGAGGAAAAGCACGGACCGGAGAAGAATGTCAGCGATTTAGAAATAAGCAATGCGCTTCATACGCTGGAGAAGGCGAAGAAGGAGAAGGAAGAGAAAGACCATCTAGAGTTGGTGAAATATCATCAACTCTTTAAGGATGATACATTCGAGTCGTCACCCGCAAATGTTGGCAAGAAATGATGCCTGAGCGGCATAACGTCGTTTCACATACCAAACAATTTTATAAATAGTATATAGCTAGGGTTATATACTATAACAGATTTATCACACATTACAGTCAATACAATATAATAAATGAATGTGTCACCGCCACGGCCACTGCCACCTACAACATCACCTCCAAAAGGTTCAAGAACAGCTAAACGTGCAGCACTAGTAGCAGCAGTAGCAGCATCAGCAGTAGCAGCATCAGCAGCAGCAGCATCAGCAGTAGCAGCATCAGCAGCAGTGGCAGGAGGTGGGGTAGTCCGACCACCAGGTCAACGAACATTATCATCCGCATCAGCAATAACAGTACCAGCAGCAGCAGCAGCAGCAGCAGCAGCAGCAGCAGCAGCAGCAGTAGCATCATCCAGCGGTAGCGGCGGCGGCGGCGGCGGCGGCGGCGGCGAACAAAACGTGTCACTTCCGTCGTCACCTCCGCTACCGTCGTCGTCGTCGTCGTCGCTACCGTCGTCGTCGTCGCTGCCTCCGTCGTCGTCGCCTGTACAAAAGAACTATATCACATTAACCAACATTACAGCAAAAATAGATTCGGGGTTTGACCGGTATATTGAAGATTCGGCCAACGCAGCAACCTTAAAAGAAGTGCCTATTAAAGGAGAAAATGGAATTACATTGTCAAAATCAACCCAGGTACATTTTACACCCATTGATGGTGAATTTCCGAAAACAGAGGTCACCATTTTCGAACATATGGTTTATCACCGCAACGAATCCATGAAATTAAACCCACTCAAGGTATTCATCCCTACAAAGTATAAAATCGACCATAATAAAATAAACCAATTTTTCGAATCAAAAAACGACCCGCTAACCCAAAACATTAAAAAGATGATAATCGATTCTTACGGTGAAAATCCCAACGCTCTATTTTATAAACATACGATTGCGGGTAAAAATGGCGGGAAAACCGTGGCTGATATGGATGACAAGACG